GAGCAGAGCATCCAGTACCGCTTGTGGATCCGAAATTAATCCAACAAACATTAAATATCTGACTTTTAAGTTCAGCTTATAAAATGCTTTTGAATTAACCGAACCCACAACTTTATAGGAGAATCCAGCTAGTTTGACAATCTGAGGCCAGCTTAATTGGTACTTTCTTTTGTACTCAAATAAGGCGACCGGATTATCAAGACTAGCATGCAATTCCTTTAGGGGTGTGGGAGTAATTGTTACTCCCTTATAGAATAGTCTCTTAGCAAACTCTAATACCTCCCCATTTGTGGAGATAATAGATTTCGCCAAGTTACATTCTACCCCTAACGCGGTCATGATTTTATGGTACTTCTTCGCCACTCTGGCGTCAAAGATCACAATATCATCACCTAGGACTGCGTAGTTCCTAAATAAATTGTTCAAAGGAACAGTTTTCGTTTCCCATGCAGCTACTTGCACGATAAAGTGGTGAGTTAAAGCGAGCATTGCCCAAGAAGACAATGCACCCATAGGTTGCCCTACGGTATATTTTATCGCACTTTGTCCGTTATGGGAAACCCCAAACGGAAGTCGATACGATCTACCAACCATAGCTTCCTTCCAAGCTAGCGCCTCCTCAGAAGTCATAGTAAATACTTCTTTGAAAAGCGGAACTTGAAGGGCTATGGGCAGTCTATCGGTCGCTGATGATAGATCCATCGAGAATAGAGCTGGAAATCTCCATGCTCGTCTTAATGGTTTCAACTGATTAAAAGTCCCATCCATAGGCCATGTTCTCAGAATTGAGAATATAGCTTTATGGAAGGGTCTTAAAATCATTTGAGTCCAAGGATCTACCATCGCAAATACTCTAACTTTACCTGCTGCCTCCTCCTTTAAACCTAATTTACCGGATGGGATCCCCTTCGGAACGAAGAGGAATCTCATTGGGCCAAGATCTCCAAAAAGATCTTTGATTCTTCTTATCCAAGCCATGGGCCCTTCAGTTCGAGGCGCTTTTACCATATCTGCTAAGATGCTTAACGCATCAAGCACATTTGGTTCAAGGCCAAGAGCCGAACGGATCATAGTTATTGGATGAGTAGAAATCATTTTTAATCCCTTTCCTAGTAACATCTCTGTCGCTCTTTTTCCAGGAGTGAACGGAGACGACTTGTGAATCGTAAAGTAGGTAAATTTACCTACCAACAACTCACGAAGTCCAGTTACACCAGAAGGGAGTCGGCTTATAACAAACAGTTTAACAAACATTGGAATATAATACTCCAAACGTTTGATAATCCGTTTGTTCCCGGTATATGGTTTCACAATTGAGTCTAATTTAGGGTCAGCTTTGTACTGTAAGTCCCGATAAAGGGAACTTAGAGTCATTGCCAACCGCATTGCTGCGGTATGACCCTCTTTAATTAGTCTTCTCAATTGAGGAGGAAACAACCTTGGGATCCCCGAGTTCGTACGTGATACTCTTGGAGTTTGGACTGTCTTATACCCAGCTATTGCTTGGGCAGTAGATATTCCAACCACTTTCAAGTACTTCACAACCCCAGGAATCCCTGGTTTTTGCCACACCGCTCTTGCTAAAGTTGTTTTTAACAGT